CGAAGCGTGTCAAGATTCTGGAATTCAAACAAGTCAAAGATTGCGACCGCGTTCGTGGTTGGTGAACGTGGCGAAATGGTTCAATGCTTCAGTTCAAAACACTGGGCGTGGCACTTGGGTGTTGGTTCGGAAATCTTCAAGGCGAACAAGATTCCATTCCGCGACCTGAACAAGACATCAATCGGAATCGAATTGACCAACTGGGGAATGTTGAAACAAGTGAATGGTAAATTTTACAACTACGTCAACCGCGTTGTTCCTTCGTCAATGGTGACTGAACTGGAACGACCATTCAAAGGTCACAAGTTTTGGTACAAATATACGGACGAACAAATCGAATCCACGCGAAAGCTTTTAATTTACCTTTGCGAAACATACGACATTCCGCTTGATTACAACGAATCGATTTGGGACATTGATTTGTTCGCGCTCAGGAATGAAAAAGGAATCTTCACACACAATTCCGTTCGTCGTGACAAGTCGGACGTATATCCGTGTCCACGATTAATTGAAATGCTCAAAACACTTTAATACACCCGATATGCTTAATCGATTAACATCACGCACACTTATCGGGTTTTCTCTTTTAGTGGCGTTAGCCGTCGTTTCGTGTTCGTCCGAAAGGAAAGCACAATATCACGTCAGAAAAGCGCTGAAACACGGCGCAAAATTGACACAAGATAGCGACACAATTCGAATCACAACCATTGATTCATTCCCAGTCATCAAACACGATTCAATCGTTTGGGAAAAATTCATCGCGTATCGCGATACGGTGATAAAGTTCAAAAACGTTTACGTTCCGAAGACACGATTCCAGACACGAATCGAATACAAAGAACGCGTGAAGACGTTACGAATTGAAGGAAAAACAAAATGGAAAACAGCGAAAGCGGTTCAGGTGGTCAAATACCGAACGAACTGGTGGATCGTATTCATCGCGTTCGTGCTTGGGTTCATTCTTCGATTCGTTTTGAATAGCGCGTTCATTTCGCGCGTTCAATTATTCTTCAAATATCTATGAATAAATTTCGACCAAGAATCACACGCGAAGAATTCGAAGTGGTGAAACAATACCGCGCGATTAAACGCGAATGTGACGACCAAGACATCGACCTGAAGACCGTCAAACACGGCTGGTTAAAATCGAAGAACACTTCATTGTTTTTCAAGAATCCTAACTTCGAAGATAACGAAACAACGAAACTTGAAAACCTGAAGGTTGACATTCTCAAATCAATCGAAGAACATTCACCAGTTTATCCAGCAATCAAACGAACGAAATCAAGCGAAGGTCACTTGCTTGTCATTGATCCAGCGGACGTTCACATCGGAAAGCTGGCGACGTCCTTTGAAACTGGTGAAGATTACAATCAACAAATCGCGGTGAAACGCGTTCACGAAGGTGTTCAAGGAATTCTTGACAAGTCAAGTGGATTCCAGATTGACAAGATATTGTTCATTGGCGGAAATGACATCCTTCACATTGATACACCGAAGCGACAAACGACTTCAGGCACACCACAAGACACCGACGGAATGTGGTATGAAAATTTTCTAAACGCGAAACGGCTTTACGTTGATGTCCTTGAAAAGCTTGTCACAATCGCGGACGTTCATTTCACTTTCAATCCTTCAAATCACGACTATACGAACGGCTTTTTCCTTGCGGACGTGATTCAATCATGGTTTCGGAATTGTCCGAATATCACATTCGATTGTTCAATCGCACATCGAAAGGCGTTCCAGTACGGGACAAGTTTAATCGGAACGACACACGGCGACGGCGCGAAGCTTCAGGACTTGCCGTTGTTAATGGCGCAAGAATTCCCGGTTGAATGGTCGCAAACAAAACACCGTTATGTGTACACACACCACGTTCACCACAAAATATCGAAGGATTTCATCGGTGTGACGGTTGAATCTTTGCGTTCACCGTCTGGAACGGATTCATGGCATCACCGCAACGGCTACCAACACGCACCCAAGGCGATTGAAGGATTCATCCACCACAAACAACACGGTCAAATCGCTCGATTGACACATTTGTTTTAAGCGTTTTTAACCGCAAATAAGCGGAATTTAACCGATTTATTCTCACGATTTTGACATTTCTTATTTAGAATAATTCTAAATTTGTGTAAAAATTAAAATTTTTGTGTAAAAAGTTTTGCATATATAAAAAGTTATATATCTTTGTAATGTCAATAAGGCACAACATTAAAAATAAACGTTATGAAAACAACTGAAATTAGAATCGAAAGAACTTCAAGCTACGGGCATTACAGAGTAACTGGATTGGTTAACGGAATAGAAGTAAGCGCAATCACTACGGATAGTCAGTCATTCGACTATTTGAATGATGAAGACAACGAAGAAAAACACGAACAAGCATTAGCGCATTGCGAATATAAGTTAATTCAAGCATACGAAAATTTATAAAAACAAAACAAAATGACAAAAGAACAAATGATTGAAATCATTCTTCGTGAAGAACGTGAATTGTGGGAATTACGAAATGAAATGTTTGAAGCGTTCGGACTGGACGACGAAGGAACAAAACGAGCAATCACGCAATGGTGTGTGATTAGCAATTTAATTGATAAACTTAAAATTGAAGAACAATGAAAAATCTTGATCCTGAAGCAAAAGAATTTTTGAAACAACTTGGTGAATTCGTCAAGTTCACCGCCTTGATTAGTGTATTGACAATCGTTTCACTTTACTTAATTTATTTGATATGAAAGTAACATTCGACAAAAACAAGAAAAACTTCACCTTTGAATTCGACTTCGACAAGTTCGGTGAAGGTTCATTCAACTTCGTGGACGTGAAATGTCTTGACCATGACATCGTGGACGTGACCATTCAATTCGAAGACGTCTGGACGACACAACAAATCGGTGAAATCGAAATCGATTACATCCTGAACGAAGAAGAATGGAAAGAACTGGAACACGAAGTCAAAGAACAAATTCTTGAAGAACCGTTCGAATTCGACGCGCATGAATTTATTTCAAGCGAAGACCAGTGGAAATGGAATGAATGGCAACAACAACAAATCGAACAAGCAAATGAAGACAAAATCTAAACCAAAACAACAAATGACATTGCCGACAATGGTTCGGTGGTGGACACGTCAAAGCTTTACGAACGACAAAGGTGGTTCGTTTGACGTCCAGCTATATTTGAAAATTTGTGAAATTAAACTTTTAAGAAATGTATAAACTACTTTATTACTACGAAGGACGATTGTCCGAATCTTATGAATTCCCAACGAAAGCGCTTTGTCACTGGAAAATAAACGAATTCAAAAAACTCGGGACGCATATTTACGGACACTTTGTAATTCAAAAGATATGAAAATACCACAATTAAAACGCTGTTATCTAATCGTTGAAATACTGAACGATTTGCAACCGCACAAAACGAAACACATTCAGGCAAAAATCAACAAAAAAATGGACGCAAATTATTGCAAAAGTCAAATTGAAAAAGACATTTATTGGTTGAAATGGAACATGGACATGGACGAATACAAAGCAAGCGGTGAAGGTATTCAGTTACTTGAAAAGCTTGACTTCTTTGAACGCTTAAAAAACTACCTACAATGAACGAAGACATCAAAGAAATCATTGCCGAATTCAAACTGGACAAACCAAGTCGAAAGCGCGAAATCGTTTACAAGCGATACTATCTTATGAACGTTCTTCATTGTCGTTCACGTCTTTGCTTGCGTGAAATCGGTGAACTATTCAACCGGGATCATTCAAGTGTGATTCATGGATTGAAAGAACACGACCGCTGGTGGTCACAACTTGATGAAGAATACCTTCGCGCAATTCATCCATTGCCTGAGCTGGTGACGGACGAAGGTCGGATTCCGAAGAATCAATTCTTTGAATGTGAAACGACTGAAGATTCAATCACGATTCACGGAAAGTTTACCAAACAAGTTTTGAAAGAATTCAACAAACCATTGACAAAGACGGACATTTCACTTATATTCGCACATTCATAACAAAGTTTTGTTTAATTGGTTGGAAAGCGCTGGGAAACTGGCGCTTTTTTGCGTTACAGCGCGACAAAGTTACAATTCCCTTATATACCCTGCCAGAAAAAAAAGCGGTATTTTTTAGGGGGGGGGGGGAAAAACTTTTGTAATTTTGTCGCGCTTTGTGTCAAACGTAGTGTGGTATTGACTTATAGCCGTTACAAAACGCGTTACAAAAAATAATTTTTGTCGCGGTGTGTTGATATATGAAAATTTTATTTAGTTTTGTGACATGGCGCAATCACAAAGAACTTATTTAGAAGAATCGACCGAGTAGACGCGCGCCATCGTTGAAAGGTCGGTTCTTTTTTTTATTGATATTAATATGATTCCAAACATTTCGGTCTTCAGGTCGTTGTTTAATGCAAAAGAAACACCGTTCACAATGAACGTGGTCGAAGTTTACAACCGAATCAAGAACGGCTATCCTGAACTTGTTTCGAAAATAAACCGACTTCGTGAAATGGACGAATCAACCGAAGCTTATCGTTCATTGAAGAATTCATTGCTTGCGATTATGTTCAATGGAACATTCAACCAACGAACGGACAACGGACTTGTTGAACATTCTGGTCTTTGTATTCTTGATTTCGACGACTATCCAGACGAAGAAACAATGAACGCGGACAAAAATCGCTTCAAATCACTTCCGTTTGTTTTTATGGTGTTCACTTCACCTTCGAATAAAGGACTGAAGGTTGTTGTAAAGATACCGAAGTCAACAAAAGAAGAACACAAGCGACGGTTCAAAGCGCTTGAAGCTGAATTCAATTCCGATTATTTCGACACGTCCAGCCAAAATGTGTCAAGGGTGTGTTTCGAAAGCTACGATCCTGACGCTTATATGAACGAATTTTGTGACGAATTCACAACCATTGATGAAGAACGTGGACACATTTTCCTTGAACGTCCACCAGTGTGTCGATTAGTGGACGAATCAAAAATAATTGAACGAATCATGAAGTTCGATTTCGGTGGTGAATTCAATTCAGGCAATCGGAACAATTACATTTTCAAACTTTCCGCTTGTTTGTGTGAATACGGAATCGCGCGTGACGTTGCCGAATACCACCTTGAACAATTCGTGTCAAGCGATTTCACGAAAGCGGAACTTGTGAACACAATAAAAAGCGCTTATCGAACCGCCGAATTCAAAGTGAAGTATTTCGAAGACAACGAAAAGCTAACAAAGGCGAAGATAAAAATACGTCAAGGGATCGCAACCAAGGACATCACTGAAGCGCTTGGACTTGATGAAGAACAAATCGAAGAAATCAAATCCGACGTTGAAAACAATCAAGATGTTTTCTGGACAATCACACAACTGAAGACCGGGGAAAAGATTTCAATCGAACCGAATAATTACAGCGCTTTTCTTTCAAAGCACGGATTCGGAAAATACTATCCTGAACGCGCTTTGTCACCGACCTTTGTGGTGGTGAATGAAAACAAGGTTCGATTGTCATCCGTTGAACAAATCAAGGACTTTGTTTTGAAATACCTTGAAAAGCGCGGTGAAATATCGGTGTGGAATTATTGCTCACGTTCGACGTATCTATTTAGTGAAAATTTCCTGAACATGATTGATTCGATTGATGTCAAAATGCTTCAAGACACCAAGACGGAATCGTTCATTCCATTCAAGAACGGCGTGGTCACAATCACGAAGAAGGACGTGACGTTGAAAAGTTACATTGACGTCAACGGCTACATTTGGGAAAATCAAATTTTGAACCGGGACTTCGTTCAAGTCGAAGACCACAAGAATGACTTTCAAGATTTCATCTTCAAGGTATCGAATCAAGACCAGACACGAAGCGAAGCGCTTGAAACAACACTTGGTTATTTAATGCACACTTACAAAGATAAGACCGAACAAAAAGCAATCATTTTTAACGACCAAGAAATCGACGACAACGCCAACGGTGGTTCTGGAAAGTCCTTAATGTTGACCGCAATCAATTACTTCAGGAATCTTGTCACCGTGGACGGCAAACAATTCAATTCAATGAAGAATGATTTCGTTTATCAACGCGTTAATCTGGACACGCAAATTCTTGCGTTCGACGACGTCAAGAAAAACTTCGACTTTGAGCAACTGTTCAGCGTGGTGTCACAAGGAATCACGGTCAACCGAAAAAACAAGGACGAAATATACATTCCATTCGAAAGGTCACCGAAGATTGTCATCACAACGAACTATGTGATTGCTGGCGCTGGATCAAGTCACGACCGAAGACGACATGAACTTGAATTTTATCAGTATTTCAACGCGCAACATTCGCCATTGAAGGAATACGGACGACTTTTGTTTGATTCGTGGTCACAAGATGACTGGTCAAAATTTGACAACTACATGATTTCTAACGTACAAAAATACCTGAACCAAGGATTGACCGCGACCACATCAATCAACGCCGACACGAAGCGGTTCATTCAGTCGACTTGCAAGGACTTCTTTGAATTCGTTCGTGAAGGGAATCTTGAACTTGACATTTATCACTACAATCAAGCGAAGCTTCAGGAATTCCAAACCGAAACAAATTCATTCAAGGACTTGTCAACGCAAAAGTTCAAGAAATGGGTAAAAGAATACGCGAATCACAAGGGGTACAAATACACCGAAGGACACAACCATTCAGGTCGCTATTTTATCTTGACTGAAGGTTCACCAGCGAACGACATTACACCGAAAAACGATTGTCCATTTTAATTTTATAGCTTATGAATTACTTACTTATTTTAGCGCTTATTTTAACGATTGTCATCTGGACGATTGCGATTTATTTATTCGGTTGGTGGGGTGCGATTGGTTGTCTTGTCATCGGAATTGCCGGGACATTGTGGATTGAAATCAAGGGTTTGCCATGAAGAAAGAAAACAAAGAACGTCTTGACGCGCTGAAGCTGGCGAATGACATCGAAAGACATCCTTCATTCCCGAAGGACTACTTCATAAAAAAGAAATGGGACGACAAGACCGCAAACGGATTGACCAAGGCAATCACTTCGTTCATCCAGTACAACGGCTACCAAGCGGAACGAATCAACACAATGGGCGTCGCAAGGGAAAACAAACGAACCGACGGGAAAGTCATCGGTGTGACGTGGACGAAGGGAACAACCACGGCGGGTTCTGCTGACATTTCAGCGACTATTCGTGGACGTTCAGTCAAGATTGAAGTGAAGGTCGGGAAGGACCGTCAAAGCGAAGCACAAAAGCGATACCAAGAATCAATCGAACGCGCTGGTGGTGTGTACTTAATTGCTCGTGACTTCGATTCGTTTGTGGAATGGTTTGACAAATACGTTCAGGAATGATTGAAATCAACATAACACAAGAACAAATCAAGCGTGCCGAAATGCTTTACAAGTTCAAAGAACTGAACAATTCAATTCGTAAAGGCGAAGGAAATCTAATCGGTGCGCTTGGTGAAATCGTGGTCTTCGATTACTACCAGAACAAAGGATGTAACGTCGAACATTGTCAACACCACGACTTCGATTTAATGATTGAAGGTTACACGGTTGAAATCAAGACACAAGAAACAAGATTCAAACCGATTGATTCATGGACGTGTCACGTTTCGGACTTCAACGCAACGCAAGATTGTGAATTTTATTGTTTTCCATTTATCAACGAATCATTGTCAACGGCTTGGTTGGCTGGAATGATTACACGAACTGGATTCAAACAACGATCCGTGTTCAAAAAAGAAGGTGAAATCGGATTCAAGAAACCTTTCAAGTGTGACACATGGACAATCCGAATCGATGAATTGACAAAAATTGTTTAACTTTTGTTTCACGAATAAAAATTATTTATATCTTTGGTAAAATTTTAATTCTTTAATTATGGCGACAACAAGAAAAGTGACTGAAGAAGTCACACCAGAACAACCGAAAGGACTTTATCACAAGCTTCATTCGGCAAAACAACACATCGGAAAGGTAGCGAAGAACGCGACGAATCCACATTTTAAGAAAAGTTACGCGGACATCAACGCGTTGCTGGAAACGGTTGAACCGATTCTTTTATCTTACGGGTTGATATTGCTTCAGCCAGTCAAAGGAAATACCGTGTTCACAATAATCACGGACATCGATTCAGGCGATTCGATTGAATCATTCATGGACATTCCATTGAACATTGTTGATCCACAAAAAACGCTGGCGTGTATCACTTATTTTAGACGCGGAACGCTTCAATCATTGTTGTCGCTTCAGGCAATCGACGACGACGGAACTGAAGCTTCAAAGATGACAAGCAAACCGACCATTGACGAAGACCGATTCAAGAACGCTTTGAAAGCAATCGCCGACGGAAAGTTCAGCGTTGATAAATTGAAAGCGACTTATTCGTTGACACCTGAACAAATCAATCAACTGAAATGAAAGAAATGAACGCGGAACAACGCGCAAAGTATTTGTTTGACTTGTTTGAATTCATCGAATACGATTCAAAGGTGAAGACATTCATGACACGCAAATCATGCGCGTTGATTCTGGTTCAAGAATTAATGAAGGACGTGGACATCAAATCGCGCGACTTCATTTATTGGTCAAATGTTAAACTTAATATATTAGAATTATGAAATGGCGCGCTTCACAAATCGGTAAACTCATGACAACGTCACGTTCGAAAACGGATGTCTTGTCACAAACGGCGAAAAGCTACATCGAACAACTGGCGAAAGAAGATTTCTTCGGTTACACTTCACCGCTGGTCAATCGCTACCTTGACAAAGGAATCAACCAAGAACTTGAATCAATCAATCTTTTGAATTCGGTTCGCTTTGAGAATTACGAAAAGAACACACAACGGATTGAAAACGAATTCTTGACTGGTGAATGTGACATCCTGACAAACGAATCAATCATTGACATCAAGACAAGCTGGTCACTGGACACATTCCCGGAACTGCCTGAAGACATCGACGCGAAAGATTACGAATGGCAAGGACGTGCCTACATGATGTTATTCAACCGATTTGAATTCGAACTGGTCTTTTGCATGGTGTCAACGTGGGACGAATTCTTGACGCAATACGATGACAAAGCGCTTCACAAGGTTGACCACATTGATCCGCGAAAGCGAATCACGTCAATCACATTTGAACGCGACCTTGAACTTGAACGGCAAATGATTGAACGTTGCCAGCTCGCGACGGAATACTATGTTGAACGAATTAATAAACTGAACGCGAAATGAACATAACACACGAAAACGAACCGATTCAACATGAAGATTCAATCTTGATTTCAGTCATGTCAAAATATCAAGAACGTTCGAAGCGTGGTGTTTTGAAATACGGGAAAACGCTTGACCGAACCGACGTCGATTTGATTGGCTGGTTGAATCATTTACAAGAGGAACTAATGGACGCAACGCTTTACATTGAAAAACTAAAAAAAGAAATATGAAAGAAGAAATTAAATTATGGTTAACATCTTTATTGTTAAAATGGTCTTTTAGTATATGCCCAAAAGGAGATTTTAAAAATAACTTTTCTATTTTTATAAAAGATAATATAATGAAACTAAAAAAAGAAATATGAAACAAACTGCTTTAACTTACCTAATCGACAAGCTTGAATTGAAGGTCTTGTCGCAACATATGCCATTCGTGGACAACATTATTTCCGAAGCGCTTGAAATGGAACGACAACAAATCGCGAACGCTTATCAACAAGGCGAATGGAATCAAGGGTGCAACGGTGACGCTGAAGATTACTTAAAAAAAACATTCGAAGATGAAAGCAACGCTTGAATTCAACCTACCTGAAGACGACGCCGAATTCTATTGTGCGACGAAAGGAACGGCGATGTTGAACGCCTTGTTTGAAATCGAAATCGAACTTCGCAAGCTGTACAAATACGAGGAACTGAACGAAGACGAATGGAAAATTGTCGAAAAGATTCGCAATGAATTTTATGCCATTCTTCAAGAAAACGATGTAAACTTAAACAAATAATAACATGAACAAAGAAAAAGGAACGGTCGTCAACGTGACGCCATTACAAACAATCTCGGACAAGTTCCGAAAACAAGATTTCACAATCAAAACGTTTGATGAAAAATATCCACAATTCTTGACCTTTCAAGTGGTCAATGACAAATGCGACCTTGTGCGCAACCTAAACACCGGGGACGTGGTCGAAGTTAATTACAACCTTCGAGGTCGTGAATGGACTTCACCTGAAGGCGTTACGAAGTATTTCAACACCGTCGAAGCGTGGTCAATCAATCTTTCAAGCGAACCATTACAAACAACACCAGCACCAACGAATGAAAACGATGACGATTTACCTTTCTAACGACACGAACGTCGTTGAATGGATGCGATTGATGACAACCAGTCGATTGAATAAGCGTTACAAAATGACACACCTTGCCGAAGACATGAAGGTAAAATACTCGATGTTGTATCGCTTCATGAACGGAAAACCAGTCGGTCAAGAATTTTTTATCGCTTGGTTCGATTATTTTGTAAATTAGCACAATGGAATTCTGGAAACATGAAGCTTATCAAATCGCTCGGAAAATTACTTCGAACCACGAACTTCATGGGGATTTGGTTGGTCATGTTTTTATTCTCATGCACCGCTTTGACTTTCATGTTTCCGACATTCCAGCTATATTCGCGCGCTTCGCGTTCAATCAATGGAACTGGCAAAGGTCGGAATTCTGGCGAATGTACCGAAGCGACGGCGAAGGAATCAACGACGTGATTGATTCACACGATTCACCTTCGAATAATGAATTCAGCGAAGTCCTTGACGCTTATCTTCATTCGAACGACGGTGATCCATTTATCAAGGAAATAACAAAAATGCACCTTTGCGGAATGACATTCAGGGAAATAAAGGAATTGACCGGGATTTCACTGGACACCATTCACAAAGCAATTAAACAATTCAAAAATGATTTACACGATTATAGCCGTGGCGATTGCAAGGGCGTTGATGTCCTTTGATTTGCCGAACACCAAACCATTTAACTGTCAATCATGCTTGTCATTCTGGACGGCGCTGACGATTTATCTTTGCACCGATTGGTCAATGATTCCATTCGCGTTCGTTGCCTATCTTATTTCCGATTTAATTTTGATATATGAATATAAGTAACGGACTTCGAACACAACTCGAAAACTTCGGGCGACATCGATATGCGAATCTTGATGACACCTTGAAAGAAGAACTTTCGGTTCATTACAAAGCGCTCGGATTCGGCAAACTGAACAAAGCTTGCGCGACGTGTGTTCGAATCGCAATGGACAAGCTGAACGAAAACAAAGACAAGATTCGTCCAGCGGTACGTCAGGAAAACAACGAACCGCACATGAACGAACAACCGCCGAAGCTTCACTTCGTTGGCACGAAACAAAAGACGTTCGGCGAACTTCGACGCGAAGCGATTGAACTTGGATTCAAGGGAACACGGTCCACAACACGAAAAGACATTGAAGAATGGTTGACATCCACGAAACAGCTGTAATATATCCGGGCGTGACTATTGGTCACAACGTCACAATCGGTCCATTGTGCATAATCGGCGCACCAGCGGAAACAAAGAAACACGACGGTCAACACGGCTTCGGTGTGGTCATCGGTAACAACGTCACGATTCACGGACATGCAACAATCGACGCTGGATCGCAACGACCGACAATCATCGACGACGGCGCGTATATCATGAAGACCGTTCACATCGGACACGACGCAATCATTCACAAGGACGTCACGATTTCACCGCACGTTGTCGTCGGTGGCTTCGTTGAAATACACGAACAAACGAACATCGGAATGAACGCAACGATTCACCAGCGCGTCACGATACCTTCAAAATGTATGGTCGGAATGTCCGCTGTCATCACGAAGAAAACACCGATTGAACCGAACACCGTCCTTGTCGGGAATCCAGCGCGAATAACACGAAAGAATAACCGATGAAAATAATAACAGTTACCGCCATGCACGGACGACACGACACGGTCGCCGAATGTATTGAACGCATGCCGTTCATTGACAAAGTTTATATTTATTCAAACGACGAAGACGGCACGTTTCTTGAAGGTCAAGATATCTTTGCCATGGCACAATATCGAAACAATCCGCTTTCATACAAATGGAACATGGCAATTCGCACGCTTGAACAAATCGACTTCGACGCGGTCATCTTATTAGGTTCGGACGACTACATTGACGAAGCGTTCCTGAAGTACGTTGAACGAACGATTCCTGAATTCGACATGATTGGCTTCAAGGATATTTATTTCCAGCACGACGGCGCGCTTCATTACTGGTCTGGGTACACGAACAACCGACGTGGTGAACCGTGTGGCGCTGGCAAAGTTTATTCACGTCGATTCTTGGAATGTTTGAAATGGAATCTTTTCGACGTGGCAAGGGATCGCGGACTTGACAAGATTTCGTGGAATCGTGTGAAACAAGCGAAAGGAAAGGTTCATGTTACATCGCTGAAGGAAAACGGTCTTTTGTTAGTGGACATCAAGGACGGTGAAGGAATGACATCTTTCAATAAATTCAAAGGGCTGGAACGCGTTTCGAACAAGAAAACATAATAAAGGGGAACTTATATCTTATGGCAAACAAACACCGCAACATCGATAAAGATGAATTGCTTCAAATGGCTTACAATTATTGCGACTATTGTATCGCGTCAACAAAGGAAATCGCAACGAATTCAGGTGTGAAGCAAGTCAAAGAACGACACATTCCGACGGTTTCTTATTTCCTTCTTCACTGGCTTCGACGTGAACACTTTGATTTCTATACCAGAGGGAATTGGTATGTTGCGATGAAAGACGAAACACATCCATTGTTTGACACTATAAAAGGGATTGACGACTTGTTCAATTCATTGGCGCGTGACATCGTGGCCAACGAAGGCAAGGGAATCTTCTACGCAAAGAACAAGCTTGGCATGCACGACCGTCAACAAGTGGAAACGAGAAACGTGGAACGCTTCGATTTCGATGTCAACGATTAAAGGGTATAAACCGCACAAACACCAGCTTGAAATTCATCAAGCAATCAACCAAGGACGTGAAAAGTATTTCGCCTTGAACATTGGTCGCCAGTTCGGAAAGACCATGCTTGGAATCAACCAACTTCTTTGGTGGGCAATCAATGACCGCGGTTGCACGATTGCTTGGGTTACGCCAGTATACAAGCAAGGAAAGAAGGTCTTCGCGGAACTTGAACGCGCCGTGTCAAAGTCGGGATTGTTTGAGTTCAACAAATCCGATTTGAGAATCACGGGGTTCGGTTCATCCATTGAATTCTTTTCAGGTGAACGACCTGACAACATTCGTGGAAATACATTCGATTACATGGTGGTCGATGAATTCGCGTTCACACGTCCTGAACTTTGGGATGAAGTGTTGTCGGCTACGGTGCTTGTCAAGGGAAAGAAGGTGATATTCATTTCAACACCGAAGGGAAAGAATCATTTCCACCGGGTGTGTCTTCAACAAAACTATGATGACCGATATAGGTACTTCCATTTCACGTCGTTCGACAATCCGATGATTGATCCGAAGGAACTTGAAGAACGCCGTCGGTCATTGCCTGACCATGTGTTCCGTCAAGAATACCTTGCGGAATTCCTTGATAACGCTGGTGGCTTGTTCAAGGGTGTGTCGTCGTGTGTTGGTTCAGGTGAACGAACGTCACGAATGTATGGCGGTCTTGACATCGGACGCGCGGATGACTACACGGTGTTGACTATCCTGAACGAACACGGTCACATGGTTCACGTTGAAAGGTGGCGTCACGATGATTGGTCGCGAATCATTGACAAGGTCGCTGGATTGATTCGACAATTCAACGCAATCACAACGGTCGAAGTGAACAACCAAGGTGACGTTTTTTACGAAATGCTTCACAACACGTTGCGCAACAAGGTCGTTCCATTCGTCACCACATCGAAGTCGAAACCAGTGTTGATTGAAGACCTTGCGTTGTCGTTCGAACAGCAAGCGATTCGTGTGAACGATGTCAAATGGTTGCTTGACGAATTGGATTCATTTACTTATATTTACAATCCGAAAACAAGGAACGTTCAATATAGCGCACCGACTGGACTTCACGACGACGGTGTCATGTCGTTAGCGCTTGCGTGGAATTCCTTGAAGAACAACAAATCGAAAGGGAAATACAACACATTACGAATATGAAAATAAAACTACCAGCGTCGATTCACGAATGTAAACCTGACCAGCTTGTCAAGTGGTTGATGTTAGCTGAAGTCATCAAGGAAAAGCAAAACGATGACTTGTTTCAAATGCTGGACTTTCAATGTCAACTGATTGCAATCTTTTCAGGACTGAAGGTGTCGAAGGTCAAGCAACTTGCGATTGAAGACGTTCAACGTTTGTCTGGTCACTTGACGCGAATGATTGCCAACTACACCTACGCCGAACCGCTTGGTGAAGTGACGGTCAACGGTCAACGCTATGTGTTTGAAAAAGATTTTCGATTGATAAGCACGGGACAAATCATTGACTTGAAGCTTATCGAAGACCTTGCCAGTGATCCCGTTCAGGCGCTTGCGATTTGCTACATTGAAGAAGGGATGGAATATTGTCAAGAAGACGACCGTGGTCGCTTGTTGAATCCGAACGACAAACGATACAAGGTCTTCAAGGAAGAATTCGACGGCGCGGAATTCATGAACTTCTTCGGTTTTTTTTTGCGCGAATCGCAGAAGCGGAGCGACGCTATATTGTCGATTCAAATGATTCGGACGATGATGAATCAAAGGAAAGCAATGGCGACGTTAAAGACAACGAGTGGTTCACGTGGACAAGAATCCTTCAGCGACTCGGACAAGAACTTGGAACGAGTATTGACGCAATCACTCAACAACCTTATGTGAAGACATTGTTCTGGATGAATTACCTTAAATTGAAAGACGAACAAGATTACATATTAAGTAAACAACGCAATGGCTGACTTTGATTTCCTTGAAGAATTCGGGGTGTCGGTTGCTGAAGCGGAACAACCATCGAACGTTTACGAAAAGTTCATTCTAAACGTCGGGAACAAAGTCACCGCCGACCTTCGCGAGTACATTCAAAAGAACGCAATGAACACGGGCGCACTTGCGCAATCGGTTGTCTACTTTCCGACGGGTGCGTTGTCCTTTGAAATTCAGGCGGACGATTATTATAAGTTCGTCGACCAAGGTGTCAACGGAATCGCGGTCAATCATGCAAGCGCTTTTTCCTTTCAATACCCGGGCGTTTCTCACAACATGGCGAAGGCGATTCAGGAATGGAAAGGACTTGAAATGTCGCACGCGTTCGCGGTTGCTTCGAACATCAAACAACGTGGATTGAAGCCGAAGCACATCACCGAGAATGTCATCAACGACAAGGTGCTTGAAATGATTGCGAAGGACTTGAACGAAGTCACTGGATTGACGTTTGAAATAAAATTTACCAAGGCAACTGAAACATGGCAATAAGTATAACACAACAACCGCAACTATTTCAACCAGCTTGCAATCCCTTCGTTTGGGTATTTGAAAGCGACCAAACAACGCAACCGAACTTCAGCTTCATTGTTGAATTGTACGTTGACTTTGTTTTGGTGTCGACACATCAAGTGTTCAACGAATCGGGTAACTATGCGAAGTTTGACGCAAGCGGTGAATTGCGCGCGTTACTTACAAGTGAAATGGTCACCACTGGCGCGTTGCTTACATTCTACGATCCAGCGATTTCATTTGTTAATATCAAGATTTATGAAAAGTACGGGACGCCACCAGTTCTTCAACCGGGTAGCATAAACGGGAATGTGAGTCGAGCGTGGAACGCTTCGCTTCGACATCCTGACTTTATATCTTTTGATTACAACGATTACGCGATTTCAAGATTGAATCCGAATTCAGGTAACGTTCTTTTCTTGACTGACTTTCCACGAACACGAAAGTATTTCGTCGGACTATACGAAAGCGCGTTCCTTGCTTTTTTGAATCGTGGCGGTTCAGCGACAACCGATATTTTTGTGAATCTTTACGACATTACAAACACGTTAATTGCGACGGACACCGTTTCAGTCACGCTGGCGCTGAACATTGGTGTGATTGATTGTTCACCACAAAACTTGATTGCAAACACATCGGTGACGTTGCTTGATTTCCAGTCATGCGCTTACTATACAATAACGGCGAAAGCTGGTCCTGAATTTGGTGGTATCTTTTCAGGGTTAAGCGAAACGTTCACGTTCTGGATTGACACGGAATGTCATCGATACGACACACACCGACTTCATTGGTTGAACAAGTTAGGCGGTTGGGATTCATTCACGTTCACGCTTGTGTCAACGAATTCGACCAAGGTCAAGACATCCGACTACCAGCGCGAACGCGGTCAGTGGGACACGTCTGGAACGATGTGGGAATATACACGATACCACGGCGAACAAATGGCGTTCAACAAGTACGCAACCGACACGACCGTTTTGAATTCCGACTGGATTCACGAAAGTGTTCAACAATGGTTGGTTCGTGATTTGTACGAATCGCCGAAAGTTTACCTTGAAGTCACACCGGGCGCGTTCGAACCAGTGAAGGTCACGAATGAAGATTTCACCTTGAAGCAAGGACGCGTTGACGGATTGATTCGTGAAGTGGTCAACATGGAAAGAACATACACATACAATTCACAACTGACTTAATGGCTGGCGAACTATACATAAATGACCGATTGATTGACATCGACCAAGCGTTGCCATTCCCGTTGACGTTCAACATTGCCGACATTCGCGATGTGTCCGCGCGTAAAGGAAACAAGTCGAAGACGATTACAATTCCCGGAACGAACGCGAATAGCGCAATCTTTCGTTCTATTTTCTTATTGACCTACACCGACGAAACGACACCAACGAATTCGGCGATTCTTGACTTCGATCCTTCAATCAAAGCAACGGCACGATATTACAACAACGGAATTCTTGAATTCAATGGAATCGCACAGCTTCAGGAATGTAAACTAATCGACGGAACATGGTCCTTTGATTTGACACTTGTGTCCGACACGATTGACTACATTTCCAGAATGAACAAGGTCAAGATAAACGAACTTGATTTCACGGAATACAATCACGCGTTAACGAAGGCGAATCAATTCGAAACGTGGTCGGGGTTCAACCAAGTAAACGGGGTGTCGACACCTATTCAAACGGGACTTGACTGGACTGGCGAAGGTTATTACTACGGGTTGATTGACTACGGTTATCCAAGGACAACGCCTGACAAGTTCGATTGCGACCAGATTCCACCACAAGTGTTTGTGTACGGAATCCTGAAGAAGCTTTTCGATTACGCTGGAATCACTTGGAATTCAACATTCCTTGAAAGTCAACGATTCAAGAAGCTTTTAATGGCGTATTTCGGTGGAAACTTTCCGACGATTACACCAGCGCAACAAGCGAACGATTCGGTACTTGCAATCGAAAACAACAACGCAAGTGGATTCATTGTCAACGGTTCGACAAATCAAATCGGATTCGGTGGAATGGTGAACTTTCCAGTCGTCAACATTTCCGACGTCGTTGATGTCACGGTGACAAGTGATCCGTTGTCACAAGCGACTTCAAGTACACCGTTCAACATAACCGCTGGAACTACGGGAATGTATACGTTCGAATACTTCGGCGACCACCAGCTTGAAATCAAGTTCGACCAACCTACGATTAATTATTTCAATGTTCGGTTGAATATATTGGTCATCAAGAACGGAACACTAATCGCGACGGATGTCGTGTATCAAGATAGCGTTTCGATATTGTCTGGTGACTACTTTAATACCTTTACATTCAACTATTCGCGTCAAGTGAATTGCACAATCAACGACCAAATTAAATTCGGTGTCACGTTGGTTGTCGAAGCTGGTCTTTCTATTGGTGTTGACAACTTGACACGAACGATTGAATTGACTTCGCTTGGCGCACAAGTGAACTTCATGAAGACGATTCAAGAACTTGTTCCGGGTGGCACGGTTGCCGTCGGTTCGTTTTTGCCTGACATGACTGGCGATGTGTTCCTGAAGGGAATCATCACGATGTTCAATTTAATGGTCAAACCGTCAACACAAGATTCAAGCGTTCTTGAAATCGAACCATTGTCGGAATTTTACAATTCGTCACAAGACGCGCTTGACTGGACACAACTGGTTGACTATTCGAAAGAACTGACCGTTCAACCGACAATCAACTACGCTTCAAAAGAATACAACTTCGACTTCAAACAAGACGGTGACTACTGGAACACGCAATATCAAAACGAATACCTTGACAATTATGGTGAATTCCAAATCTTGTCGCAATCACAATACGCGACGCAAGTGACGAAAATGGCGTTGCCGTTCAGTCAAAAGCCATTGGTCGAAATTTATCCGTCCTTAATTGTTCCAGCTTCTTATCAAGTCAATTTCGATTCGGCTGGAAACGGTCAAGTCGTTCCGAAGAAAGGTAGCGCGTTTATCGTGTACGTTGGTGAAATGCGAACGGCTGACTGGAAATATCACGACGAATTCGACCACCAACACAACTTGACGCAATATCCGTACGTCGGTCACTTGGACGACATCGACACACCGACATCGGACTTGAACTTCGGTGTTCCGCAAACGGTGTACTATCCAGCGACGGTGTACACGAACAACAACTTGTTGCAATACCACAACACGTTCATTCAAGAATTGATTTCACGATACGGAAAGTTATTGACATGCTACGCGAAGATTGACACGTCAATCATTAATACGCTTGATTTCCGCAATCTAATCAACATCAATGGCGTTGTGTATCGACTGCAAAAGATAAGCGATTACGATTCAACAAAAGACCGTACAACACAAGTCGAATTGTTGAGATTGATTCAAGGTGAAGGGATCGCAAGCGCTGACGAATTTGTCGAAGAAGGTTCAACGCCTTCACCGATTATAACTGAAGTAACGAATGATAAAATAATAAAAGAAAGATAAAAATGGGACAAATTAAAATCAGTGAACTAACACCGAAGGACGCGCCGTTGTCAACGACTGACTTACTCGTGATTGCTGAAGAAACACCAGACGGATTTGAATCAAGGTCAATCACTGGACGCGACATTCAACAATCGGTCGGAAAGTACGGAACACAATTCGGAATCAACACCGAAACACCTGAACATTCTCTTCAGGTTGAATCGGATGAACAATGTATCATTTTGGCAAAGACAACCAACGAAACGGGTGGCGGTGTCGCGTTAATGGACGGAAATACTTCGGATCAATTTCAAGTGGGTGTCGGTGCTTTTGAGAATCGTTTGTGTTTAAGGTCAAATACGGAACTTTTCAAATTTCCAACTGCGGACGGAACAAGTGGACAAGCAATCGTAACGGACGGAAGCGGAAACCTTTCGTTTGATTCAGTTAGTGCGAATCCAAAAATGATTGCGAGCGTTCTCGGTTCTGGTGTAATGGGGACGACAAATCAAATAAGCGCTTCCGTTTTGATTCCTTCAGGAACGATTTCAACAAATAAAACCATTTATATCAAGGCATTTATCGACCGAACGGTTGTAGGTGGTGCGGGTGCGACTACTTTAAGGTTCTATGTTAACACCGCAAACACCTTGACTGGTGCGACCTATCTTGGTTCGGGCGCTGGAATGGCGACAAGTGTACGTTTTCAAAGATTCGAACGAAACATTTTCTTTGACGGAACTAACTTAAATTGTTTTAATTTAGGAATCAGCACACCAACCGATTACAGCGCAAGTGCAATTAGTTTAATTTCGTTCAATCCAGCGGTTGACAATTACTTAATTTTTGCCGTGCAACATTCAACTTCTTTAACCGACGTGGCAACTTGGAAAAAAATAAATATACAATTATATGATTAATTTAACAACCATTAAAGGCGGGTTCGTAATGCGCGAACTTGAATACCACTTCGACGGCGAAGCGGAAATTCTCGACGAAACACAAGCGCACGTTCCGACGGATCGTGGTGTGATATTCATGGACACGACCATGACCATTGACAACGAATCATTCACAAACATCAACGACTTTTTAACAAAGCTTTATGGCAAATAAAGAAGCGGTTTTCACCGTCAAGGTTAACACTGGAAATTCAGTTCAAGACCTTCAAAACGCGGACAAGGCGGTCAATCAACTTGGTAAAGATTTGAAGACCACGCAAGCGACCGCGAAGGACACAAGCGGAACGGACGCAATGGCGCAACGTCTTGCCGACCTTGACGCGAAGCTTGAAGCTGGTGGTCTTTCCATGCGTGAAATGACCAAGGTCATGAAGGAATATCAAACAATCGCTTTACAAACGGGTTCACAATCGCCAATCGGTGACGAAGCGACAAGGAAAGCTTCAGCGCTTGCAGACCAGATAACCGATATTAACACACGAACGAAAATACTTTCCAGCGATTACGTTAAACTCGATACTGCTTTGGCGGGCGCGAATGTCGGCGCACAAGCGTTCATGGGTGTTCAATCGGCAATGGCGTTGACTGGTGTTGAAAACGAGAATCTAATAAAGTCAATGCAAAAACTTCAAGCGGTTCAAGGCGTTGTCAATTCAGTTAGCGCGGTAACGAACGCGCTGAACAAAGACGCGATTCTCGGAATACAGCTTCGAACTGCGTGGGAAAAAATAAAGAATTCAACCTTCGTTCAAGGTACGGTTGCAACGACCGCACAAACAACGGCAATCGGCGCGCAAACGGGTGCAACGGTGGCTTCAACCGTGGCAACAACGGCTTCGACTGGCGCGTTGAAATTGTTTCGACTTGCGTTGGTGTCCACGGGGATCGGTGCGATTGTCGTCGCGCTTGGAATGTTAATTGCCAACTTCGACACCGTTTCAAAATATGTGTTGAAGGCGCGTGAAGAATTTGAAAAACTTGGTCCGGGTGTTAAGGTTGCCGTCGGAATTGCTGTCATTGCGTTCGCGCCGTTGCTTGGTGTGATTTACGGCGTTGTGAAGGCGCTTGAATACTTCGGTGCCGTAGACGACGCGCAAACGGCGAAGATGAAAAAGAACGCACAAGACCACACCGAAACCGTTGTGAAAAGCGCGGACAAGCGAGCGAAGGCAATCAAGAAGGAACAAGACGCAACCGACGCAAAGTACACGCACGAAATCAACATGGCGAAAGCTTCAGGAAAGGACACTTATCAAATGGAATTGATGAAGGCGAAAGCGCACCTGAAAAGTGGACGCGTTTTCCTTGAAGTTCAAAAATCAAAAATGGAAGCGATTCGCGCGGAAATGGAATTGTTGTTGCAAAACGAGGACGAAGATTCCGACCGCTACAAAGCGTTGAAAAAACGACTTGAAGCTTCTAAGAAAATAATCGGTGACACTTATAGGGACAATGTCGCAACGAAGAACGCGATTGAAGTCATGATTGCGGAACACAACCACGAGGTTCAAAAACAAGCGAACGACAACGCAAAGAAAGCGTTCGAAACCGCGCAAAAGAATAATGAAAAAATTCAAGAAGCACAAGCGCAAGCGGACGCCAAAAGCGCTGAAGATTTAAGAAAACACAATCTTCAAATGATTGCCGAAGAAGAAGCGCGTGACGAAGCAATTCGACGTTCGAAGCAATCAGCAATGCAAAACGAACTTGATGACATTCAAGATGAGTATTTCCAGAAACGAGAACAAGCGGAACAACTTGGTGAAGAAGGTAAAGAACTTGTCGCAAAATTAACCGCTGAAGAAGAAACGAAAAAAGCTGAAGTTCGAAAGAAATACGCGGACGCTGAATTGAAAGCTGAAGCGGATCGAGAAGCAAAGCGACGTGAACGACAAAAGTTCCTGAACGACATTCTTTTGGATGACCAAGAAAAAGCACTTGCGGACTTAAACCAGACAACCGAAGACGCAAGAAAAGAATTGCTTCGTCGATTAAATTCCACGGATGAAAACGAACGAATCACGAAGGAACAACACGACCTTTCGTTGATTGCTTTGGAACAAAAGAAGATTGACAAGATTGAAGAAATCAACAAAACGGCAACGGAAAAGCGGAATGAAGAAGCAATAAAAGAACGCGAAGAAGCGTTGGAAAACGTCACGAAATTTCTTGAAGATTCGCAAATGGTTCTTGACCATGTGAAGACCGTCGACGCTTTAATGGACGAAATCGACCAAGCGCGATTAAACAAGATTGAAGGACGACGCGAAGAAGACCTTGCGAACCTTGACGCGAAAATGCAAGCGGAACTGAACGCCGAAGGAATAACAGCGGAACAAAAGAAACAAATTGAAGAAAAGTTCGCACAACAAAAATATCAAGTTCAGCTTCAAGCGTACAACGCCGAAGAAAAAATAAAGAAGGCGCAATTCAACCGGGACAAAGCAATCAAACTTGGTCAAGTCGCAATCGACACGGCGTCCGCAATCGTGAAGGCAATCGCACAATTCGGACCACCACCGTCACCGCTTGGAATCGCTGGTATCGCGTCGGCTGGTGTCATCGGTGTAACGCAAGCGCTTGCAATCGCTAATCAACAATATAAGTCGGGTTCAGCACCCAGCGCACCGAACTTTTCAACCGCTGGTGGTGGCGCGTCCGCTGGCGCAAGCGCAAGTTCATTCACGTCTTCGAACGCTGGCGGAACGTCAACGGCTGGATTGACTGGTGAACAAGGCGCGACGACAAACAACATTCCGACGTCACAAGTGTATGTTCTGGAAAGCGACATTTCAGCGACGCAAAACAAAGTTAAGCTTCAGGAATCCAAAACAAGTTTTTAAGCCACGAACGACCGCGCGTTGTTAGGAATGAATCGGACGTTGAGAAACAACCATACGTTCGAAGTAGTTCTTCGGCTTTTGGAATGTTGTCTTTTGCAAGCTTGACGTTTGCACCTTTGCGAATGAATTCAGGCAAGTTCATGTTCAAGTAAATTGATTTCACAAAATGGTTGTATCGTTGCCATTCGATTAGTTCAAAGATTTCCAGCAACTTGTCGGAATCCATTAACACCGGGGAATGTGTTTCGAAGTTCCACAACGGGCGTTCATAATACTTCAAGAATTCAATCGTGTTAAACATCGCTTCACGGTAGTGTGACGGATGTCGTGGATTCAATTCGAATTCACCAACATGAATCGGAATGTCCGCGCGAAGCTTGGGCGTGATATAAAAGTCGTCGTTCATGTAGATGAATTGACCACCACGTTCACGGGCAAACGTCAACATTTTGTTGGTCACGTCCGCGCCACGAATGTTGTTAAGCTGTGGACAAGGAATGTTGTCAATGGTCGCGACCTTATCGCCAACGGTAACGATGTGCGCTTCAGGGAACGACATCCGAATGAATCGGATTGATTGTTGAATGTCGAAGTCATCGCGACTTCTTCGGTAAGGGAATACAAATGTCATCGAACAAAATTACATAATATAGTAACATGAAAAAAGAACTACCAGTTTACGAAATCATGATTGACTTGAACGATCCCGAAACGACCGTTTCATTCAATTCATTGGTTGAATTTCCAGCGCACGAAAAGAACTTCGAAATGTTCGGAAAGAAAGTCAAGTACGAATTCAACGAAGAACAACAAGTCATCACCGGGATTGCGATTTCAGCGGACACACCTATTTATCGATACGACGACAAATCGAAGGAAGAATACTATGTTGTGTTCACGAAGGACGCCATTCGCGACATCGTGCTTGATTACGCGCGTCGAAATAATTTCAACAACGTGAATCTTGACCACAATCCACACAAGGTGGTTGACGGGGTGTTCATGATAATGAGTTACCAGATTGACAATGAACGTGGATTCACCGCACCCGAACGATTCAAGGACGCGAACGACGGTTCATGGTTGGTATCTTATAAGGTAACGGACAAGGCGTTGTTTGAAAAAGCAAAGAACGGTGAATTCAATGGCTTCAGTATTGAAGGAGTGTTCACCTTGCTTGAAACGGACAAGACCAAGGAAAGCGAATTCAACGCAATCTTGAAAGAAGTTCAAATGTGGAGACGCAACATCGAAAGAATTCGAATGTTCAATGATTATCCTGAAGCGGTTTCGAACAACGCAAAACGTGGAATCGAATTGAACGAAAAGAACGGGAACAAATGTGCGACGCGTGTCGGTCGTTTACGGGCGACGACCTTGGCGAACCGCGACACGGTATCGGTTGCAATCATCAAAAGAATGTATTCGTATTTGTCACGCGCCGAAGCTTACTACGATGAAAGCGACACGTCCGCTTGTGGAACGATTTCATTCTTGTTGTGGGGTGGCAAAGCTGGACTTCGTTGGTCGGAATCCAAGCTGAAGGAACTTGGTGAAATCTAAATTCTCGAACAAGATTACATAATATAAAAAACAAACAAATGAACGCTTACGAAAAAGTAATGAACGAACTTGGTAAAATCAAATCCATGTTCGAAACGGCAACCGAACAATCGTTCGAAACGGCTACACTCTTGGACGGTGAAACAACCATTGAATTTGATTCTCTTGAAGCTGGTCAACAAGTTTTCATCGTGACCGACGAAGGTCGAATTCCAGCACCTGAAGGAACGCACGCACTTGGTGGTGAATACACTGGTGTCACAATCACCGTGGACGCGGACGGATTCATTTCCGAAGTTACCGACGAACGTGGAACTGAAGAACCAGCAACCGAAGAAACAAGCGCCGAATTCGAAGCGGTTTCCGCTGACATTTTACCTGAAGTTTTAGAAGGGGTAACGGAAATAATCGCGACCGAACTTGGTCTTGAAATGGAAAAAGCTTACGACGTTGCAAGCGCCGTAATTACCAAGATAAACGAAATGACTTCAAGCGAAGAAACTGAAGCGGTTGAACAATCAATGTCCGCTGAAGCGATTGAAGGAATAATCAATGGAAAACTTTCAACCTTGACAACTACTTTCGAAGCGGTTGTTGAAAGCTTGAAAAGTATTTCCGACGACAACGCGTCACTTCGAAGTGAAATCGCGTCTTTGAAAGCTGACTTCGAAAGCTTCAAGGCAATGCCTTCGAATGAAACAAAAGAAAACGAAAAGTTTTCACGAGCTGGCAACTTGACTGCTAAACAACAATTTTTGAAAAACTATAAAAACCTATAATCATGTCTATTAAAAAGTACGTAAAGTCGAACTTCGACTATGATGTGTCTGGATTGTCACCATACGTTGACGACCAACGCGAAGACCTTATTCACCGTTCAGTAACCGAAGCACAAACACTTGGTTACATTGCGATTCAACAAGGAATCAAAGGAACTGAAGACCTTAAATTGTTAAACGATTCAATCGTTTATCAAAGTGGTGATTGTTCAATGTCACCTTCAGGCGACACAATCTTCACTGACCGTCAAATTTCCGTTGAAACAATCGGTTACTTGAAGAAGTTTTGTCAAAAAGACCTTGCTGGTTTCTGGACGCAACTTGCGCTTCGTCCGGGTGCAATGGCTGAAGACAAGACGTTACCATTCGAGCAAATCTTAATTAACTACCTTTTAGAGTTACACGCGTTCGAACTTGAGAAATTAATTTGGCAAGGTAACAAATTAAGTGGTTCAGGAAACTTGGCGTTCATGAATGGATTCAATTCATTCTTAACAGTTGCAAACGGATGTGTTGACTTGAACACTTCAGGTGCTACGTCAATCGACGCAACCAACGCGTTCGATATTTTCTACGAAGCATTTACCAACACACCTTCAAACGTTGCTGAAGGTCAAGATTTCATTTGTTTTACAAGTCGTGAAAACTTCAACTTCTTATTAAAGAATCTTGTTGACCTTAACTTGTACAGCTACAATCCGACACAAATCGCAACCATGAGTGAATTGCTTTTACCGGGAACAAACATGCGTGTTGTTAAATTGAACGGATTGAACGGAACAACTAAAATCTACACTGGTCGCGCTTCACACTTCTACTTCGGAACTGACTTATCAAGTGATTTCGAATCTTACGACTTGTGGTATTCTTTCGACGACGATGTAATTTATTTACGTTCTAAATTCCGCGCTGGTGTTCAAGTACCTTTCTTGAACCAAGTGGGAACATTCGAAGGACTATAATTAAACAACAATTAACGGCGCGTTTCGGCGCGCCATTTGTTAAACCTAAAAAAATAAAAAATTATGTCTTGTAATATGACAACCGGGTACAACGATAGAACGTGTACCAACGGGAAAGGTGGAATCAAAAGCGTGTTGTTGTTTCCTTTGGGTGCGACTTCAGGCGCGGTTGTTTCCACTTCAAACGAATTAACTTCTTTGACCGTAACTGGTGAAACATTCCTTTACAAATTAAAGTCAAACTTATCAAGCTACACTGCACCAGTTCGCGTTGACAAAAACAACGGGACTTTGTGGTACGAACACGAATTGTCAATGATCCTTGCAAGCGATTCAAAAGAATTGCGTCAAGAAATTCACTTACTTGCACAAAACGAATGTGTGTGTTTGGTTGAAAACGCTGACGGAACAATCGTTGCGCTTGGTCTTGGCGAAGGGCTTCAGGTTGCGGATGCAAACGAATACACTTCAGGTGTCTTGAAAAGCGACCGAAAAGGTCATGTAATTGTAATGCGAGGAATGGAAAACGACGAAGTTCCAGATGTGAACGCGACGCTTTACACCACCTTGTTAGGTCAACAATCGCCTTCAATCTAATTTTAACTACCGCAAATTTAAGGGGATGGGCGTTGTCCCGTCCCTTTTTTTGTTTAATTTAGTCGCATGGAAATAAAAAAAGAATTTATCGGTTGCAAATGTTGGTCACCAACTATGGAACGATACGTCAAAATTGAAGCGGACAAAGGTGATTTATATTTGTCGCTTGGAATCCTTGACATTTACGAATTTGAGAAACCGAACCTTGTAAAAAAAGAGAATGTTAAAAATACAAAAAAACGGAACAACACCGCTGGTGGTAACGGTGACGGAAATGACAACAATTCCGAATCCGAACTATCTGTTTGAATTCATTCATGAACAATCGTTCAACACGCAAACGTGTGTCTTGACGAACATTTCACAAGGCGTTCCAAGATACGATGAATTTGTACTGGTTGACGGCGTTGACGTGTCGTTCATTTACGACGGCTTTTATATTTATAATATATACCAACAATCTTCACCAGCGAATCTTGATCCAGTGAACGCGCAAGGACTTGTCGAAACTGGTCGCGCGCATGTGATTGAAGCGGATTCCCCTTCTTACGAATACGATTCACCGATTTATTTCAACATATATGAATAACAAACTAACATCCATTTCATTTCGCAAGGACTTTCAAAAACCTGAAGAGGAAAAAGACCGTTCACTCGGATTCACGAAGTGGGGAAAAAAGAACGACTATCCATTTTTCTTGGTTGACCTTTACAATGGTTCGGCATATCACCAAGGAATCATAAAAAACAAAACATTTTACATTGCTGGTGGTGGTATTGAAATCGTTTCGGGAATGGTTCAACCATTCATCGACAACAAATGGTCCGACTTCGACATGAACGAAATCGCTGAACGACTGGCGTTCGACCAAGAATTGTTCGGTGGCTTCGCAATCAAGGGAACTTGGAACAAAGAACAAACAAAGGTGGTGATGTGGGAACACATTCCGATTGACATGATTCGCGCGTCGGTTGATGAATTGACTTATTTTATTTCCGATGACTGGACGGCGTTGAATCAATCGCCTGAAAAAACAAACCTTCGAATCCTTCCAGCTTACGACAAGGACAACCGAACTGGTTCGTTCATTCTTTACTATAAAGAACCACACTTGAAAGGTCGCAAGGAACTTGGCGTTTATCCGAAGCCGTCTTATTACGGTGGAATCACGGCGATTCAAACCGATTGCGACATTTCGAAGTTCCACATGTATGAATTGCAAAATGGATTCAAATCCGGGACGCTTATCAATTTTCCTTCAGGTTATCCAGAAACAACCGAAGAATTGAATCGATTGAAGGAAAACGTCAAAGGACGTTCACAATCAGTCGAAGACGCTGGCGAAATCATTTTAACATTCAGCAACGGCAAAGACGAAGCGCCTGAAGTGTTGTCCTTGAACGGGAACAACCTTGACCAACGATATTTGGCGACTGAAAAAAGCGTGCAACAAAACATTCTTGTCGCGCACGCAATCACTTCACCGCAACTTTTTGGTGTACGTCTTGAAGGTTCATTCAATTCAGCGGAAAGCGCCGATTTGTTCAACATTTTCAAAGCGACCTATGTGAACACAAAGCAACGACGAATTGAATGGATGTTGAACTTAATGCTTGAACTTGGTGGCTACGTTGGCGAAGTGAAGCTTCGTGACGTTGATCCGTTACCGAAGGACGTTCCGACACCAGCACCGACACCAGCACCGACACCGATTGTTCAGTCATGTCACAACAACAACTTCAGCACCGACGAAATCAAAGTGTTCGAACAATTCGGTGAATCGAATGACAACTTCATCGTGCTTCATTCCGAACCGATTGAATGGAACACACCAAGTGAACAAGTGTTTTCACGAAGCAAACAACTATTCGACAAGGTTGGCGAAATTTCCGCCGTGTTGACTGGTGGTGACAAGGACGTTTTGAAACTACTTTCCGACGGTGAATCAAGCGAATCAATCGCGAAGGCGTTGAACACTTCCGTCGAAGACATTGCCAAAAGAATTGAAACGCTTCGTGAACTTGAAATTCTCACCAAGGGGGGTGAAGTGAACGCGCTGGGAAAGTCGGTCATCGACAACCTTGACATTCCGATTTCAAGGTTCGAAGTCCGTTACACTTACCGAACACGACCGAACGTTCCTAATCCCATTACGCAATCGCGTGAATTTTGCGTGAAGCTAATCGAATTGAATCGAAGTTATTCACGTCAAGACATTGACAACATTTCCACGCGCGTTGACCGCGATGTGTGGCGTTACCGGGGTGGGTGGTACACAAATCCAGACACGGGCGCGACAACACCGTTTTGCCGTCACGAATGGATTCAACAACTTGTAATTGCACAATAAATATGAACTATCTACTATCCGTTGAGAACCTGAAAAAATTAGGTCTTATTCACCAAAACACCGACACGAAGATTCTCGCGGTTGCGATTCGTCGAAGTCAAGACATCAATGTTCAACCAGCGCTTGGGACACCGCTTTACAAGGCGTTATTGCAACGCGTTCAAACGAACACATGGACACCGACTTACTTGACGTTAATGAATGATTACGTTGTGCCGTGTTTGGTCGCCTATGTTGATTATCGTTGTGCGTTATTATTGAACGAAAAGCTCACGAACAAATCGGTCGGACGCGTTAACGACGAACACATCCAAGCAAACGACGACAAGATGACATTCGTTCTTCGTGACCAATTATTGAAGGACGCGCAATTCTACAAAGAACGTCTTGTCGGTTTCCTTATGGACGACAACGGCGACAACTATCCTGAATACATTGATTGTTGTGGTTCGCCGTCCATGTGTCATGAAAAAGTAACAAAGGACAACACTGGTTATTCACCGCTTAACTGGATCATATGAATAAAAGGTTCACACCTTCAAAGAAAGACATTGAGAAATTAAACAAATACCTGAAGAATGGAAAAAACGTTAAACCAGTTAATGAAGGAATTCGAAACAATTGCGACCGAACATCGACAAATAAACAGCTTCTTTCAAGGTGACTATCTTGACGCGGTGTCACGCGACGCGGTTGACTATCCTTTAATGGTTGTCACGTTGCAACCGGGACAAATTAACGACTTCGGTGTTCAGGTGAACGCAATCATTTCAATCGCGGACAAATACAATATTCAAGAATACCGACAAATCAACGAAATACATTCCGATTGTTTGTCCATTTGCAAAGACATTCATGTCATTTTGAAACAATGGCGCTTCGAAGATTTCCTTGACGTCACTGGAACAATGGCAACAACGCCATTCATCAACCGTTCACAAGACGTCACCGCTGGCTGGACAATGAACATCGCCATGAATGTCTTCGACGCTGAAGATTGGTGTCAAATTCCTATGGATCAATACAGCTTCGGAAATGATTAATCAAGACCACCTTCGATTCCTTGCAATTGCTTACTATGTTGTTTCGTACGGAACGGCGATGTCGCTGTGGTTCAGTCATGAAATACACATGATTCTTTTCGGCTGGACAATTTTCTTATTCAACACTTATCAAATTTTTACTGAATTGCACCACAATCAACCTGACAATGAAATCTAACTTGACCTTACTTGGCGTTTCTTTTTTATCAATTATCGCACCAATAAAAGGAATGGTTGCAATTACTATCTTTTTTATTTGGATTGACCTTATTGTCGGTATCTGGCGAAGTAAAAAATTGAAATATCCATTGCGGTCAACTGGATTCAAACGAACCGTTTCGAAAACATTGCTTTATGTTGGTGCGATTGTTTCCGTTTTTTTCCTTGAAAAGTATGTGCTTACCGACTTGATTGGTATTTTCATAAGCGTTGACCTTGTGTTGACCAAGGCGTTCACGTTCTTTTGCGTATTCATCGAAATGAAATCAATTAATGAATCTTATTTCGACGTAACTGGAAAGGACGTCTTGAAATCATTCAAAGAATTCATAACAGCAAAGAAACAAGAATGGGACGAATTCAAGTAAAAGATTTGAACTTGATTCAGGAACGATTGTCACCGGGACAATTCATCGCTGAAGAACATCCAAAAACACAAGTGTATCTTCATCATACCGCTGGTGGTGGTGACGCGCGAAGCGTGTCAAGATTCTGGAATTCAAACAAGTCAAAGATTGCGACCGCGTTCGTGGTTGGTGAACGTGGCGAAATGGTTCAATGCTTCAGTTCAAAACACTGGGCGTGGCACTTGGGTGTT